ATCACTCATGATTTATTCTTTTTTGTTGCTTTATTTATCTGTCTATTCAAAGCTCCTTTCAACTTAATTAGGTACTGAACATCTTCCGGGTACCGGGCATACATAGAATTTTCATTTTTTAGTTGTTCCGAGCGACTAATCATGTAAAGGTTCTCAATAGAAGCATTCTGTCTATTGCCATCTTTGAACTGAATATTGTAGCCAGAAGGAATTTCACCATTATATTCAACCCATACGAGCCGATGTTTCGGCTCAAAGACATTCGGTTCAGCAGTTTTCACTTCAATATAACCGTCACGGGTTATACGTTCATAACCAACCGGCTTATGATTCTTTGGAATGTGTCCTTTCCGGAAACGTGTAGCCTTAGTTTTTTCAATTTGGGCATCAGACATATATTCTGTTTGCTTACGTCCCTTATTCATTGGTTGATGTCCTTTGGGGAAGAAACCCTTTGAGGAATGTTCAAATAAGAACTTTGCCGACTTTCTCAATTTTAGTTTAAAAGCCATACCAGCAACTGCACTTTCAGTTGAACCAAGCATCGAAGCTATTTCAAGATTGGTATGATCGGGATAAAGGGATATCAGTTTTTGCCTTTTATCAGGACTCCACACTCTCACGTTCAGCGAACGTTTTAATTTACGAATTAAGGCTTTCGCTTTAATAGCTTCAGGCGTTTTACCAAGGCGGGGAGCAAGCTCTTTTAAATCAGCAGTTGGATACTCGTTATCAAGTACAGCGAGTTGTTCATTAGTCCAAGTTTTCATAAGCATGTCAATAAAGAGAGGAAACCGTCAGGCTTCCTCTGTATTATCGTTATCAAGATCCTTTAATCGATCATTGAGTTTCTTTTGCTTTTTCTCCAATGAAGCATTTAGTTTTTTTCCTAATGCAAAGTACTCATCAGGATATTGTTCGTGGAACAGAATATTTTGGCATTTTTGCATATACGGATAAAACATCACATCATTAGCAGAAAGACTATTTGCGATGAAAGCCCGATACCATTGATCCCGATCAGCTTTATTATTTTTGACGTATTCGACAAAATCTGATTTTTTATCGTACCTGCTTAATTGCAAGGTTTTCAGGTAGCCATCATCGCAACTACGCAGAACCATCACATCAAAAACTGTCTGTTCATCAATAGAAAGCTCCTTTTTACGCTGAAAGTATGGCTTTTCTTGCGCCCATTTGCGCATTTCCTCAGCGCTTTTCTCAATGACAATTTCTTTATTCCTCTTTAACTGAGCTTTTATTTTCTCACGTTCTATTTCTTTAACATCTGCAACTGCTGTAGTTCCGGAAGCAATATCTTTTCTAACATAGTAGAAATTAACTTTAAATTCCGGATAATAATAGCCAAAGAATGAGATACATCGATAAACATCGCCATCATCAATCATTTTCAAAATACGTTCATCATCTTCCGAATACCAGCACTGCCCTTTAAAAACTTCATCCGGATTGACCACTGTAAACCCAAGCTGTTTAACAGCGTCTAAAGTACTTTCATACTGCTTATTTCTTTCATCACTCCAATAAGAATCGGCTTTTGCTACAATTACTGTTTTTCCGAATGAAAGAGGTTCATCTACCTTTACAAGATTTTCACTTTCAAGCAGAATCTTCCGAATTACATACGCAATCCGCTTTTTATTAAAACAAGTAGCATTAATACACCGGGCGTCTTTATTGTTCATCTCATAGAATAGACAACCATGATTGCAGGTATTAGATTCACATTGAGAACATGGTTTAAATTCTCCATTTTCCCAATTATCAGCGTCCTCTTCAATCCAATCGGCTTTTTTAAGTTCCATAAAAGAATTACTCACATAATCCCGAATCATAGCGGTCGTGCATTGTTCATCTTCTTCCTCATGAAACTCTTTTTGAGTTTCTTCGTCAAGTTTTGAAAGAATCATTGCACCGGATAATGGGATATCTCCATTTCTTACACGTTCTTTCAGTTCCGGAATAAGACTATTTAGCTTTATACGATCAAAGACAAAACGAGCAGACTTTCCAAATTTAAGGGCAATATCCTCATAACTACGCCCTCTCTCTGACAGCTGCGCAAAAGCAAAAGCTTCTTCGATGGGATCGACATCTTTTCGATGCAGATTCTCGGTAATCATTGCATCGAAAGCCTCGTCATCTGTCATCTCTCTGACGATGCAAGAAATTGTTTGAAACCTTTCTGACTTTTTGCGATGTGCCTTGATTTTAGCAGTATTCTCTTCATCTTCCTTTGCTTTCAAGAGTGATACAGCACGGAAGCGGCGCTCACCGCAAACAATTTCATACGAACAGGGGATTATTGTGATATCTCCTGTTTCCAAGTTAGTAAAGTCCTCGGATTTAGAAACCCTAACGGTGATAGGCTGCAATAAGCCTTGTTTCTCAATGTTATTTGCAAGCTCTTTCAGAGTTGCTTCATCAAAAGTCTTTCTCGGATTCAAAGGAGAAGGACTGATAAGGTCAATTCTAATGTTTTGTACTTCCATAATTTAATTATATTGGTTTGATTTTTAGTTTATTACATCAGTAAAGTTATCGTAAAATGACAAGTTATGCAAACAGAAACTTCGCCATTTTAACGCCATTTTCATTCGGGCTTATTCCGTATTTGAATGAAGCCGCGTCTTTCCGTTTCTCGAAGAAGTTCTAAATCTTCTTCCCGTATTTCAGCAGGAGTTTCACCGTTCACACTTCGATAAGTTCCAATGCCGAAACGATCTCTGATACGAGCAACCTTATCCGGGTCTTTAGTAACCCAGTAAATTGTAACTTTCATAGCAACTATATTCTACGGCTCTCACCACACAAAGGGAGAACATTAAACGTCTTGAAACGATCTACTAATCTTGGTCCGAAACGTTTCTTAAATTCGTCTATACCAAGATTCGAAGTTATATGATACTTCTTACCGTATTGTTGAAAAATCTCATACCGGGCATAAAGAAATTCATCAATAACAGAATCAAGACTGGTACCATACGATTTTTGGTTCTCCGTTTCCAGGCCGATATCGTTCAAGCAGATGTTAAAGGGATTTGGTTTAAATCCTTTGGATTGATTTTCATTGTAAGTGTACAAGTCAATATGCCCATGAATTTTATAATAGTTCATCATTTGAGTAACAGACAAATTTTCAAAAGCATTCGGATTACAAGTGAGCTTCAGATAATCGGAAAAAATCTGCATTAACATTGTTTTCCCAGTACCAGGTTCACCAATAAGCAAAAGATTCTTATGAACCTTATAATCCTCTTCAGGAAACACATTTTGAGCATACCGGCATCCATTGAAGTAATACAGAAGAAACTGAATTAGTGTAGAGTTGTTGTCATCAACATCAAACTTTCTAAACTCACGTTCTGTATAATCCGCGCCAAGGTTAGAAATTAAACTCCAATGGCTGTAATACTCTTGTGTATCGGTCAAGTCATACTCAGAAACGTCCAGAATACTTGCCTTGTGCCTTTGTATCAGATTCTCTATTTGTCGAATTGTCAGCTTGCGCTTGCTGGCTTCCTTCTCCATCAAACTTTGAAGTTGGTTTGATAGATCCTTTTCCTCTTCCGTCATGGTCTACTAATTCATTTTTACGCTCTTCACGTACATGATCCAATATCCAAAGGTTAGCCTTGGATTCCCAACGCTCAATTTTCACCCCATTAGCATTTTTCCACCCTATCGAATCAAAATGATTGAAAAATATCTCTGCATGTTCGTGCCAATCAGATAACCGTTCAGGTGCATTTTGACTGATAAAGTATTGAATAACGTCATCAAGCGTAGGATTTATTAATTCTTTCGCAATCCTTTTAGGTTTCTCAAGTTTAGGAACCGGAAAAAGCTCGCCAGAGTTGCTTTCTTTCTTACCCCCTTTAGGGGGTTCTTTCTTTGTCTTAGTCTCTGTCTTATATTCTTCTTTAGGGGGTATGGGGGATCTTTCTTGTAAAGGTGTCCCTAAAGGGTAACCTAAAGGTGGTATATTTTGCATACCTTTTTGTACACCTTTTATCGAATACGTTGATTTATTGCCTCTTCCATTGCCTTGTTTACATTCAATAAGACCTGCTTGAACTAATCTATTTCTGGCAGACTTGAATACTTTCACTGACACTCCCACGTCAGATGACACCTTTGTATCACTACGTGTCCAGTTATCCTCCCAGCCTAAACGATTCGCAATTTTTAGCAAGTAAAAATAAAGCCTCGTTTCACAGCAGGAAAATTGCCAACCTTCATCAAGTTCCCAAAATCTATTGATAAGTTCAATATAGGTCATATCAATTTATAATAATTCCGTAAGACATCATTTATGTAAGGCCGAGGATCGGCCCTCAAATAATTGCAGACACTATTTATGAACTCAATCAATCCATGACAAACGACATATTCACTACCATATTTTTCAACTAACCCTTGCCACTCCTTCTGTGATGATGATTGTATCCCGCCGCCCTTTCCTTTTATGCGAGGCGTTTTCATCTCAATACAGAGACTACATTTACCACCTCGAGGGAAAAGAAGAATTAAATCGGCAACTCCGGCAATTGCGCCTTCATATTTCCGCATAAAACCACTTTTCTTAGTTCGCGTACCACCATTGGGTATAGCAAACAATAATCCGGCAACATTGGGAAATGTGTTCCTAAACCATTCAACGCATATATGCTGAATCTTAGTTTCAGAATACTTAGCTTCCAGTTTCTTAATATCTTCTTCAGTCATTTTTCTTGTTTTTTGAGATCGTATGACATTCATTGAGAAGATCTACAATCTGTTTACACCTGTTCCGGCAACCGATAAAGGATATGATTGTAACCCATTCCGGCCCGAACAGCATTTCTTTTTTATATTCCTGAATATGAGTGTTACCTCCGTTCACTATTAATCGGAATGGTTTCATAATTTATCCCTGAATAAGTCCATTGCAAGATTTACCATATTCTCCTCGACCTGATCATCGGTGCCAGTCACGCCATTTGCTATATTCTTTTTAGTTTGAATGACATCATACATATACTTGTCAATGGTATCTTTACCTAAGAAATAATAGCAATTCACATTGTTCTTTTGCCCATTTCGGTGTGCCCGGTCCTCTGCCTGTTCGCAATCACTGAAAGTCCAGGGGAATTCAATAAAAGCAACCCGGCTTGAAGCTGTAAGAGTTAATCCGGTACCACCCGATTTATAATTCAAAATGATTAATTTACAATCCGGATTATTTTGGAAGGAGTCTACAGCAAATTGCTTCTGACTGATATTGTCAGAGCCAGTAACGGTAACAGCATTCGGAAACTCCTTCTTCAGCTCTGCAATAACCTCTTTCAGATAGCCAAATACGATAAGCTTCTCACCACCATCTATAACATCATGAATGAATTCAGATACAGCCTTAATTTTCCCACGTGCAGATATTTGTTTGAGAAGCCCCATCTTCACCATCACGGCACCATTCATAGACCGTTGTACCTGTGCATCAGATGCGTTCTTGTATTGTTTAAGATACTTCACTATATCGGACTCTGCAGATTGATATTCCTTCATGTTCGTAATATCAATCTGCAAGTACTGACGTGTTTTGTCCGGAAGCTGAGTGAGTACTTTAGATTTTTCACGCCTGAAGAAGCAACAGTTCCAAAGTCTCCAATTCAGTTCTTTTACGTTAGATGCTTGCTTTGGACCATCACAGTATCTCTCAACGAAACGACTATACCCTCCGAAATCCTCCAAACGCCCAAGGATTTTAAGCTGTTGTATAAGGTCTGTATTATTGTTCACAACAGGAGTACCGGTAAGTGCAAGTACAAATCTTTTCCCTTTGCAAATACCCTCTACAAATTTCCCCTGTTGGGTTTTGCCGGATTTGCATTTATGGGATTCATCAATTATGACAGACTTGAACAGATTAACACGTTCATCGAACAGAATACCCTTCATCGTCAATTTACCACCTTCACTCACACGCTTTACAAAGAACTTCTTAAGTGATTCGTAATTAGTAATAAACACCTCGCACAAAGGGCTTCCATCAGCCTTCTTGCAATCATAAAAAGAATGCCAGGTCTGCCGGTTACTGTCATCAAGTATAATAGCATTAAGCCCGGCAAATTTCTTGAATTCACGCTGCCAATTCACTTTCAGAGCAGCCGGGCAAACAACTAACGTAGGAAATGATTCACCATAGATTACAGCTTCCCGGTGCGCTTTGACAACAGTGCAAATTGCCTGTAATGTCTTGCCTAATCCCGGTTGATCACCGAGTATACACCGTTTTTTTTCTACGGCGTACTGTACGCCCTCCAACTGATATTGATATGGTTGCAGCAACATGTAATGTTCTCCCACAAAGGGCTTCATGTTCGGTAAATCGTAATTTATGTCTTCCGTGACCTCCCTCTGCTTAACAACAGAGCAGAATTGCATGTGTACGGCCCACTGGGCGAATCTTTCCACATACCAGGCGGCATCTTTCCCGAATGGATAACGTGAATCATTAATACTAACAAGCCACGCCCGGTCAGTACCGTCGTAGCGCGGCTTGCTTGGTATCGTTTTTATGACCTCAACCAATTTAGGATGATACTCGAACTGAATCCGGTATAGATTAGGGGTTTTAGTCACATAAATAGGTTTCATGAAGCAGGTTCTAATACAAATTCTTCGTGTTCAACAGTAGAGTATTCACCTTCTCCATCCTCTTCTTCGTCCGTTCCATCTGTTTTATCAAAAGGATCCTCACCTTCCTTAAACTCAAACTCTTTCTGTATCTCAGAGCATTTGTTTTCAGTAACATACAACTCGGCTTCATAGAGTAATTTATGTACAGCATCTCGGAAATCCTCACAGTGTACATATTGCTCGTTGTCCGGGTCAAATCCAATACCAGGAGAACAAATATTGAGCACTTTATTCGTCATCAATGTTCTCTTTGCAGTCAGCACACATACTTCAAAAGAAGAATCACCGCCAATACTGACACCCGTAACATCAAACTTTTTAAAAAACTCATCTTCGAGACAGGATGCAGGACGTTCCCAGTTTATATAACCGGATTCTTTTTGTTCCGTAATCTCAACCATAAATGGTATAAGATTCTGAAGCGCATTTTTTAAATCAACATGAACAGGGTTTATGCCTCTAAATACAATGTCATTGCCTTCCAAATCGGCATAAGAGACCTCTAAACAACCCTTCTTGGTCATTTTAGCTTTTGAAATCCTTAAACTCATTATTCAATAAATTAAATAGTTATACTTACCTATGTTGATACTCACTGATAAACTCGTGATAATATTTATCAGCAGGTAATGGTAGGTTTATTCCGAATTCGGCAGCAGCATCAGCCTGAACCTTATCCATGAAATTTTTCATCTGGATCGTATTAAGTTTCGATGTACTGCCTATGACAGATATGGCATGGCC